ACTCTGAAGCGCACCTTCAGACGGCTGAAGAGCCTGGGCGTGCTTAAAGTTGAGCAACTGAACAAGTCCCAGCGCGACATGACGAACTACTACACGATCAACTACGAGAGCGAGCTTTTAGATGAGGTCAAAGTGACCAAATCGAAGAAGTCAAAATGCGCCGTTCCATCAGGTCAAAATGACACGATGGAAGAGGTCATTGTGAAACGCTCCACCGGGTCAAAACGAACCGCTGTCATCAGGTCAAATTGGCACGATGATCTTACAGAGAATACAACAGAGAGTACTACAGAGATTACAGGTAAAGACTCTTGTCCGGTTGCGCTGCAACCAGACCAGACCGATCCGGCAGATCTCGTTCTGGATCATTTCAATCGGGTAACCAACTCGACCTATGGCAAGGGGGGACGAACCAAAACGACGCTGGGTTATATCCGGGGACGCCTGGCTGAAGATTACAGCCCTGAAGACCTGATGCTGGTGGTTGACTACCTGAACGCGAAATGGGCTCAGGATCCGAAGATGAGCGACTATCTGCGGCCCAAAACGCTGTTTGCTCCCGAGAACTGCGTCGAGTATTTCGACAAGGCCAAAAAATGGGAGGCCGCCGGACGCCCAGCCTGGACTAGCGGCAAGTGGGTTAAACAAGACACGGCGTTCAAGTCCAGTTATTCCGACGTGGATTATTCTGTGCCAGCGGGGTTCCGCTCATGAGTAAGCCATTTTTGAAATGGGCTGGTGGAAAGTATACCCAGCTGGCTGATCTGTTCGTGCATATCCCCGCAGGGAAACGCCTGATAGAGCCATTCGTAGGCGGTGGGTCGGTATTCCTGAACAGCGATAAGCACGCAGATTATCTGCTGGCGGACGTTAACCCGGACCTGATTAATCTGTATCAGATGTTAGCGGTCGTGCCGGATGAAGTGGAATTGAAGGCCCGCTGGATGTTCGAGCACATGCGGTCACCAGATGGTTATGAGCTGATCCGTTCCGAGTTCAACTCTCAGACGCTGGATGCTACTGAACGCGCAGCTGCATTCCTGTATCTCAACCGGCATTGCTTCAATGGTCTGATGCGCTACAACCAGGCGAACAAGTTCAATGTGGGCTGGGGAGGCTACAAGGCTCCGTATTACCCGATGGATGAGATGAAAGCCTTCGCGGCTATGGCGCATAACTGCGTATTCATGACGGCTGATTACCGCCGGACAATCAGCCTGGCCGGGAAAGGGGATGTGGTTTACTGCGATCCGCCTTACGAACCGATGCCGGGAACAACCGGATTCACCGCCTACGCCGCTGGTGGTTTTAACTGGGAGAACCAGGTAGACCTGGCGAAGCAATGCGTATCAGCCTTTCACCGTGGGGCTCGGGTAGTGATTTCTAACTCATCTGCACCGAAGGTTCTCGACCTGTACCGGGAGCATGGTTTTAACCTGCAATTCATCAACGCGCGCCGTTCGATCTCCTGCAAAAGCAGTACGCGGGAAGTCGCAAAAGACGTTGTAGCGATCCTTTAAGGGGGCTAAATGAAACTGACTTTACCATTTCCACCGAGCGTAAATAGTTACTGGCGCGCCCCGAGCAAGGGACCGCTGAAAGGCAGGCATCTGGTAAGCGAGACAGGGCGCAAGTTCCAGCAGGCAGCGAGAGCGGCGATTATTGAGCAACTGCGGGCCGTTCCCCGGCCATCCTCAGATCTGGCCGAGGTTCACATAGTGTTGTATCCGCCGGATCAGCGCCGTCGGGATATCGATAACTACAACAAAGCGCTGTTCGATGCCCTGACTCTAACAGGCGTCTGGGAAGACGACAGTCAGGTTAAGCGCATGCTGGTGGAGTGGGGGAACATCGTGAAGAAAGGGAAAGTAGAAATCACCATCCGTCGTTTTCGTGCAGCTGCCTGACGTGGAGATGATATGAGAGCACTACTAACCCCTGAGATTGCCCCACGCATGGGCGTTGTTCTTCTTCGCCCAGGTGCTGATCTCATGCCGATGTTCAGGAGAGGGCGGGTACTGATTGAGCCTGCACCGGAAAAATACAGCGACTACGCAACCGGCGCCATCCCTCCCGCCACGCAGCCACTGGCAGAAGACCCGGTTTTGAAGCCAGTCTTCGAAAACAAAGACGTCATTCTGCGCGCGGGTGGTATCAGCTCGCTGGAGGCCGAGCTGGAGCGTCGTTTTGAATGCCAGTACCCGCACGGTTCGTGGCACAGCGAAAATTTTACGCTGTTTAGGCATGAGCCTGGCAGCATCCGCCTTTGCTGGGCCTGCGATAACCTGGTGCGTGATCAGTACACAGAGACGCTGGCAGGCATTGCGCGTGAGAACCTGGTATCCTGGCTGATAACGGTCATCCGCTCACAGCTGGGGTTCAACGAAGACCATCAACTGACGATCCCAGAGTTGTGCTGGTGGCTGGTGATAAACAATCTGGCGCACGTCATCCCTGAATCGCTGGCCCGGAAAGCCCTGCGATTGCCGGATATAAAGCATCAACCAGTGATGAAGGAGAGCGATATTGTGCCGGAGCCAGCGGCGAGCGAAGTGGTGCAGAAAAAGATTCTCGGTCTTCGCGTAGATCCTGAAACGCCGGAATCATTCATGCTGCGACCAAAGCGCCGCCGCTGGGTAAACGAGAGCTGGACGCGCTGGGTTAAGTCCCAGCAGTGTGTCTGCTGTAACAAACAAGCAGATGATCCCCATCACCTGATAGGCCACGGACAAGGTGGAATGGGAACAAAAGCGCATGACCTGTTTGTGTTGCCGCTTTGCAGAGCGCATCACGACGAGTTGCACGCTGACACCGTGGCATTTGAGGAGAAGCACAGCTCACAACTGGAGCTGCTGTTTCGATTTCTGGATCGTTCGCTGGCAATTGGCGTGCTGGCATAGTGGAGAACGCATAATGATTAACCCGTCCGAGGTTGGAAAAGCTGGTGAAATGGTCAGGCTGAAAACGCTGGAGGCCATCTGGATTCAAGGGAAGCTGCGCATGTGGGGCCGCTGGTCTTACATCGGCGGCGGTAGTGGAGGCAATATGTTTAACCAGTTACTGGCTTCCGGGAAAGTCACTAAAACAGCCATCAACGAAGCATTACGTCGGATGAAGAAGTCTGGCATCTCGAAGCCAGAGCTTGAGGCGTTTTTTCGTGAAATACTCGCGGGGAAAAACAAAAGCGGCCTGGCCTTCTGTACAGACGATGAAGGACTGCTGATTGATAAGGTACTGGGGGCAGTCCTTATTACAGGTGGTCACAAAGAGCTGTATCACCTGCTGGTGGAGCATTACCGGTTACGGAAGAGCAAACGCCGCATAGCGGAAGAGCTCTATGAAAAGCATCCCGACTGGTGCTTTATGACCTGTAGACGCAGAGTTGATACGTGGCTTAGTTTGGCAGAATCGATGCTGTACGCACCAATGTGTGACGCATTCGGCACAAATGGCGACAGATTTTACTTGCAAAGTGAGCCAGAAACTGCTTGAATTGTGATAGGCTCGGGACGTTAAAGCGAACTGAGCAGCATGAAATAAATTAAAGGCCCAAGGCTAACCCCCTTGGGCTTTGTCATTTCTGCACTCTGGTCAGGGCTCTTGGGTAGAGACGTGCTGCACGATACGTTAAAGCCCTCTGCGCAGAGCCCTGAACCAGATTGCTGGTTTAGCTCAGAAGGTAGAGCGCCTGCCTTGTAAGCAGGATGTCGGCGGTTCGATTCCGTCAACCAGCACCAGAATGGCAGAGGGGCCAGCGTCTGAAGCGAATCCCGATCACAATGCGTAACTTATCTAGGGGAAGCTATGCAGCAACCATATTTTTTTAACCCGGGCATGACCACTCAACAGCTTGAAGACTGGCTTGGGCAACAGAAAATCTATCTTGCCCACTTCAACCGTCTGATAGCAGAAAAAGCCGCTCTTGAGGAGCGGCTGAGTCAGATCTCTGCGGAGATTGGGCGAGTCGCTACTGGTAGCTTTGAAGGAATGCTGAGTTTTCCCTGGGATCCCAGTCCTCTTGTGGAAAATCCTCAACAGGATAGTGGCCAGTCGGCAGATTGAGTGACGCCAGGACAGCGGCAGCATCTTCTGACATATAACTGGGCTTTAGTTGACTGGCAATGATAAAGAGACAGTCGTTTAGCGAGAGTCTTCTAATCTCTTCAGGTTTCCACTTGGTCATTTCGAAGATAAGGTGATGAAGAGCCTTATCGTTATCAAGATAATAATAATCCGATGAAAAATGTTTCCTGTACTCATCGAGAATACATTCAAGAGTGAATATTTGTCCTATTCGATACCAAACCTGCCTGGCTCTGTAACTGTGTGAGTCTGCCAGTACTGTTTGGGGGAAGTTGTTATTTTGGCAAACCCGTGACTTGATTACCTGTAAAAGGTCTGAGTACTTACTCATATTTTCACCAGTTGATGTTTTAATCATTTGCGAATCAATTTTATCAAAGAGAAAAACAAGCCGCTACACGCTGATAACATCAGGCTGGGCGATACCTCAGACAAGCAGAGTATTGAAACCTGAAAGACTGAATGTTAAATTTCTGGTGTGGTGAATCCCCCTATGCGGAGGGGCGACCAGTCAGTTACAGAACCTGTAAATGCAGCGCGGGCCATGCCGACTGGGGCATGCTCACCGGGAGGCACCCGGCACCACGCAATGCCACTAAGCTATTTGGTAGTGGGGTTGTCGTTTCGGCTTCTCCAGCTATGTTTAAAAGGTAGTAACGGAAAAATGAGCGCTCTCCTGGTAAATCGGTAGCTCGGACTATTAGGTGCGTCTCGATCCGGTACAGAATCAGTATTGCCTACATTTCTGCCCGTTCCTCTGAGCGGGCTTTTTTTCGCCATGAATAAGGCGCCTCGGAAAGCTGAGGTACAAATCATTTGAGGCTGCGCTTATGCGCGGCCTTTTCTTTTTCCCCTCAATTCTGAGAGGACTCACAGCAATAAGAGGGGGCTAAATGTCCGATCCTGTTTCTGGCACAACGGTAGCTGCTGGCGGGCTGATGGGGGCCAGTATGTTCGGCCTTGCAACTGGCATTGATTATGGCGTGGTATTTGGTGCGTTCGCTGGGGCAGTGTTCTATGTCGCTACGGCAGTAAATATCAGCCGCCTAAAGCTGGTGGGCTACTTCATAACTTCATTCATCTTCGGTGTGATTGGTGCTCCTCTGCTGGGGTCTTACTTCTCAAAGTGGACGGGGTACAGTGACAGGCCGCTTGATGCACTCGGTGCTGTAATCGTTGCAGCCATAGCCATTAAATTGCTGACGTTCGTTAACAGTCAGGATCTGGGTAGCCTGTTTGGGATTCTCTCTCGCTTACGTGGAGGAGGGACAAGCAATGGTAACAAGTGATCCGAGCGCAATCGTCAATGCGGTGATATGCGCTGTAATTGTTGGGGCGTTGATGTTCTATCGGCGCGACGGGTCAAGACACCGCCCCATGATATCGCTGATGGCTTACTTCACTGTGCTGGTTTATGCCAGCATCCCTTTCCGTTTCCTGTTTGGCTTGTACGAGTCATCCCACTGGCTGGTGGTACTGGCAAACATTCTTATCTGCGGCGCGGTTCTCTGGTTCAGGGGGAATATAGCGCGTCTGGTTGATGCACTGAGGCACTAATGAATCAAACACAATTCCAGAAGGCGGCTGGTATCAGCGCCGGGTTAGCTGCGCGCTGGTTTCCGCATATTACAGCCGCGATGAAAGAGTTTGGCATCACTACCGCTATCGACCAGGCAATGTTCATTGCTCAGTGCGGCCATGAAAGCCTCGGGTTTAACAGGGTAGTGGAGAATTTCAACTACAGCATCGCCGGGCTTGCTGATTTTGTTCGTTACGGCAGGTTAACGCAGGATCAGGCCAACTCCCTCGGGCGCAGCCAGTCGGAAACTGTGTTACCTCTGGAGCGCCAGCGGGCTATCGCCAACATTGTCTATAGCAAGCGGTTGGGTAACAACAGGGCAACTGATGGCTGGGTTTATCGAGGGCGCGGACTTATTCAAATAACCGGACTTTCTAATTACAGGGACTGCGGCAGCGGTTTGAAGGTTGATCTGGTGGCACAGCCAGAATTACTGGAGCAGTCCTCGTATGCGGCCCGTAGTGCAGCGTGGTTCTATGTCTCAAAAGGTTGCTTGAAATATCCGGGTGATCTTGTCCGGATCACGCAGATTATCAACGGCGGACAAAACGGGATTAATAACCGGCGCGCCCGCTTCCTGAAAGCAAAATCGGTACTGGTGGTGTGATTATGGGAATCGAAGCTTTCGCGGGGCTGGTGGTCGTTATCCTGAGCGCTATCGCTGGCGCGTTTGGCATCGGTCATGCTCGCGGAACAAGTAAGGCGGAAGCCAAAGCCGAACAGCAGCGTACCGAAGAAAACGCCGCTGCTACTGTCGCCGCGGCAGAACGCCGTGCTGAAGTCACGAAAGGGGCCTGTGATGTACAGGAAGACGTTAAGCGTATGGGCGATGACTATGTTGATCGCGAGCTGCGCGAAAGATTTACCCGCCCCGGTAGTCGTTGATACGGCCTGCAGCTGGGTGAGGGTCATCTACCTGACCGACCACGATATTGACGTGATGGACCGTCAGACGAAGCGGGACATTCTGGCTCACAACAGAGCGTGGCAGGCGAACTGCAAATCAGAAGAGGCTAGCTGGACTCAGTAATTTAGAGAAAACCATGCAATGAAAAAAATAACTGTTCGATCTGATAAATCATTAATGGTGTCGATTAATAATGAGGAAGTCAGCCTACTAGAAAAATTTAAGCATTGTAAGAAGTACCATTTTAAAGAGTCGGAGGGGGCTCCGACTCGACTAATCACTCCAGTGGTTCTACAGGGTCTGTCTTTGAATGTGACGCAAACTGGATAGCCGCAAGCAGTGCGGACCGCATTTTTTCATACTCTCTACTTTTAACGACCTCTGACATAAGTTCAGTAACGTCCAAATTGGCTGAGCAATACCCTTCCTTCGTGGGGACTGATATTTCAACCTTCATTCCATTGGCTATGGAGGCACCTAAAACGCGCAGCGGCTCTGAATCGAGCAAAGACGATACACGATCTTTATCTACGGGTTGAAAACAGAGTGCGGAGCCATCGAAACGGATCAGAACCCCACTCCGGTCGGGTCTCATTTCTGGGCCAACATCCATTATTCGCCATCCGCAATACCAGGTACGGCATACATCTGGCCGTGCATTATAAATCGAGCATCCTCCTTGTGGTCTAAGGTACTGGCATGGCACATCGGCGAGCTTCTTAAGATTAGGTTGCTCGATTCGTAACGAATGGCAACAAACAGAACAGGTACCGCACTTCCTGTCTTTGATTAATAATTTTTCTAGACTCATTGCTCACATCTCCATTGAACGGATTTACTTCGGTGAAGACCAAAATAAGGCAAGCAAATTGGTTTGGATATCCTGATAAAAACACATGTATCCGGACCGGAATTTCATGCGCATCGCACGCTCACATCAAAGAGAGTCTTTCAGTAGTGAGCCTGGGTAAACCGTTATCTCTCGGCGGCTTTGCCGTGCGACAGGCTCACGCCTAAAAGGAACAACCATGAGTACTTTTATCCTGATTTTTTCGCTGTATGCATCAGCATGGGCGGATAACGATTTCGCCAGCATCCGTTCACAGGAGTTTTCATCGCGGGAAACATGTGAGGCAGCTAAGGCTGAATTCCTTAAAAAGTTTGAAACTGCCCGCTCTACGAATACGCAAGCAATCTGCGTGAAGAAATGAGGCTCATATGCGAATTACTGTCTTAGATGACGATCCGGGGCGGAAAATTAATCTCGCTCAGGAACGATATAAAGTCTATATCGATGGCGTTGAAGTTAAGCACGTATTCACTGCTGATGATGAAAAAGGCGAGGTGATTGCTGCCGTGCTGAATGATCGCGGATACATTACGGCAGAATACGGTGAAGTGAAGCGACAGGCGCTTTACGGAAAAGTCACCATTAAGCGCCAATAATCCCCGATGGAGAAATTATGCAGGTCACTATTGATGGTGTCCCGTTTGTGCCTGCCAGCGCTTCAGCGTCACGGATTGGCATTGCCATTACTACCCACAACCGGCCAGACGTTTTAAAGCGCGCCATTGAGCAGCACATTAAACATCTGCCCGCCGGCGCGCTGGTGGTTGTCATCGATGATGGTTCCAAACCTGCTGCAGTAGTCCCCGATGGTGTGCAGCTGCTCCGGCATGAAACATCTCTGGGCATTGTTGCCTCGAAGAACGCCAGCTTATCTGCGCTGATGGATTCCGGGTGTGAGCATCTTTTCCTGTGGGACGATGACGCCTGGCCTATCGCTCATGGCTGGCATCTTCCCTACATCGAATCACCAGAGCCGCACCTGGCATACCAGTTTCTCGATCTGGCTGGTCGAAATAAGCTGAACGATATGGCGGAGTTGTTCCGTGATAATAAGCACATTGCCTATACCGGGCAGCGTGGAGTCATGCTTTATTACCACCGCAGCGCTATCGAGAAGGTTAATGGATTCGATCCTGTATACGGCCGCGGTATGTACGAACACAGCGACCTTGCCCTGCGCATTCATAACGCCGGGTTGACGACGTGGGCTTATGCCGATGTAACTGGCTCCGAAAAACTGATTCATTCTCTCGATGAGCATGAGGCGGTAGAGCGGTCAGTACCAAAGCCTGACCGTGTGGCGCTGGTAGAACAAAATGTGAAGATCCACAACGAGCGGCGTGATACCGGCTTTACTGGTTATGTTGAGTACCGGCGGCAGAGTGACGTTGTAATCACAACGTTGCTTACCAGCCAGCCTGACCCGCAGCGCGGATCGAAAATGTCGGCATCGCCTGACATGCTGAACAAGTTGGCTTCCTCGCTTCGACAGTGTGTCGGTATCGCGCTGGTGGATGAACTGCAAACAGCACCGGCAGGCATAGAGTTGTACCACGTTACCGACGTCAAGATGAACGTCTACTTCCGGCGCTGGCTGCACATCTGGCAGCACCTTCGTGAGCATCCTGAATATCGGTTCGTCTGGTGTACGGATGGTACCGATGTCGAAATGCTCCGCGCGCCGTGGGAAGAAATGCTTCCCGGTAAGGTCTATGTTGGTTCAGAACCTAAGACCTATGCCGACATCTGGGCAAAGCAGAATCATCCAGAGCGTATCTATCAGGAGTTCATCGACGCGCACCGCAACGATGTAATGCTTAATGCTGGCCTTCTGGGTGGTTCACGCGCTGATGTAATGTCGTTCGCTCACGGCATTATCCGTCTTTATTACCGCATCGAGAGTTATCGCTTCTGGAAGAAAGAGCAAACTGGCGCCGCGGTGGGTGATGGGCACCGGGCGGCCACCGCAATACCAAATGCAGATAGCTGAACGCCTGATTAATGCGGATACGGTGAGGTCTGACTTCATTATGCTGCAACGCCTGATACATGGCGTGTGCTACAGCATACCGCCTCAAAGTATCAGCCGTGTGCTGTCTCAATGGGACTGCAGTAAGCCTGCCGATTATGCCGTGGGCGATGCTTATGGTGGTGTTGTCGTCTATCCCTGCTGGTCGCTTGTGGACCATGCCGACGGTGAACCGGTAGAGCATCACCCCGACTCAGCGCCACGCACAGAACGGCGCAGAGCATGGAGGTTAGCCTGATGCCTGCGTTAATACCGAGAGCCTGCCGCAAGCGTGGCTGCCCTGGCACAACCACTGACCGCTCAGGCTATTGCCCTAAGCACCTTAACGAAGGCTGGCAGCAGCATCAGAGAGGGCAAAGCAGGCACCAGCGAGGCTATGGCAGTAAATGGGACAGGCTACGCCCAATGGTTCTCGACAGAGATAAACACCTTTGTCAGGAATGCCTGCGAAATGGAAGGTATACACCCGCTGAGACGGTGGACCACATCACCGCCAAAGCAAATGGGGGGACCGATGACCTTTCCAACCTCGAAAGCCTCTGCAAGCCTTGCCACAGGGCGAAGACAGCGGTCGAAAGACTCAAATGATATCAATTATCATTTGAGTCGACCAGAGGGGAGGGAGGGTTGAAAGTTCAGGAACGACGCGCCAAAGGACCGCCGCCTAACCTTTTTTCACATCGCCGCAGGTTAGAAAACTTTTTTATGGGGTCCCCCATTCGATGATCAATAGGAGTTTTCGATTATGTCTGGACCACCGAAAACCCCGACACATCTACGTTTGGTGAGGGGTAACCCATCAAAACGCCCGATCAATGAGAACGAACCAAAACCCGCTGCAGGGGTACCCCCAACGCCGAAGCATTTCGACAAACAGGGGAAGTACTGGTTCAAGCGGATGGCTGAAGAGCTAGATGCGATTGGTGTGATGTCTCAACTGGATGCCAGAGCTCTTGAGTTGCTGGTTGAGGCATATACCGAATACAGGCACCACTGCGACACGCTCGAAATTGAGGGATACACCTACCGGACCGAAACGCAGAGCGGTGATGTGATGATCAAAGCTCACCCGGCAGCCATCATGAAAGCTGATGCCTGGAAGCGTCTGCGCGCTATGCTCGGTGAATTTGGCATGACACCAGCCAGCCGCTCTAAGGTGAATGCAAAAGGTCCTGATGCGGTTGACCCGCTGGCCGAGTTTATGAAAGCGAGGGATTAATGGCTAAGGTTGCAGATGGCATCCGCTACGCCGAGAGGGTGGTGGCGGGGGAAATTATTGCCTGTGAATATGTGCGCCTTGCCTGCCAGCGTTTTCTGGATGATCTGGCACAAGGCGAAGAGCGTGGTATTTTCTTCAGTGAGCCGCGCGCGCAGCACATTCTGAATTTCTATAATTTTGTTCCTCACGTCAAAGGCGCGCTGGCTGGCCAGCCTATTGAGCTGATGGACTGGCATGTTTTCATCCTGATTAATATTTTTGGTTTTGTTATCCCGCTGGTTAACGAAGAAACGGGGGAAACCGTCCTGCGTAACGACGGCAGCGGTCGGCCGGTGATGGTTCGGCGTTTCCGTACAGCAGATGTTGAGGTGGCCCGTAAAAATGCAAAATCAACACTTTGCTCCGGTGTGGGTCTCTATATGGCTGGCGCTGACGGCGAGGGCGGGGCGGAGGTTTATTCCGCTGCAACTACCCGTGACCAGGCGAGAATTGTTTTTGAAGACGCGAAAAATATGGTCAAGAAGGCTAAAGCCACTCTTGGGCGGATCTTCGAATTCAACAAGCTCGCTATCTACCAGGAGCAAACGGCCTCCAAATTCGAGCCTTTATCATCAGATGCGAACAACCTCGACGGCCTGAACATACACTGCGCCATCGTCGACGAGCTGCATGCTCATAAAACCCGTGACGTCTGGGACGTTCTGGAGACGGCCACCGGCGCGCGCCTGCAATCACTGCTTTTTGGTATCACCACAGCCGGCTTTAACAAAGAAGGCATCTGCTATGAACTGCGCGATTACGCCATCAAGGTGCTGCGCGGCCTGGTTAAAGACGATACGTTTTTTGCCATCATCTACACCTTAGACGAAGGTGACGATCCCTTTGATGAAAAAGTCTGGCAGAAGGCGAATCCGGGGCTGGGTATCTGTAAGCGCTGGGATGACCTGCGCCGCCTGGCTAAAAAGGCGAAAGAGCAGGTTTCGGCCAGGATTAACTTTTTCACCAAACACATGAATATCTGGGTTACTGCTGAGTCGGCCTGGATGGACATGATGAAATGGGAGAAATGCGAGTTTATAGCTCCGCAGCATGAACTTAAAACCTATCCCTCCTGGGTGGGCGTTGACCTTTCAAACAAAATTGATATCTGTGCGGCCGCTAAAGTCTGGCGCGCGCCAGGTGGTCACGTTCATGCAGATTTTAAATTCTGGCTCCCGGAGGGGCGCCTTGAGAAGTGTTCACGCCAGATGGCAGAGCTCTATCGTAAGTGGGCCGAGATGGACAAGCTGATCCTTACCGACGGGGATGTAATCGACCATGCTCAGATTAAGGAAGAGTTGCAGGTATGGGTTGCCGGCGAGAGTCTGAAAGAAATTGGCTTCGACCCCTGGAGTGCGACGCAGTTCAGCCTTGCGCTGGCAGAAGAAGGGCTGCCGCTGGTGGAAGTACCGCAGACGGTTCGCAATTTCTCTGAGGCGATGAAAGAGGTCGAAGCGCTGGTATACGGTGGCCGCTTCCATCACAGCGATCACCCGGTAATGAACTGGATGATGTCCAACGTAACCGTAAAACCTGACCGGAACGAGAACATTTTCCCGAATAAATCCACACCAGAGGCCAAGATTGATGGCCCGGCGGCATTGTTCACAGCAATGAGCCGCGTTCTGGTTAACGGTGGCAATGACCAGCAGGATCTTTCCGGATTCTTCAATAATCCCATCATGGTAGGTTTCTGATGAAAAAAAACAAACAGCCAGGCAGGGTGAAAAGCGCTCTGCTTAACTGGCTCGGTGTGCCTATCAGCCTCACCACTGGCACGTTCTGGGAGGAGTGGTTTGGTACCAGCAGCAGCGGAAAGGTGGTAACAGCCGATAAAGCCATCCAGCTATCAGCTGTGTGGGCATGCGTAAGGCTGTTAAGCGAGTCTATTTCAACCCTTCCGCTGAAGATATACGTTAGGCAGCCTGATGGTTCACGGAAACCAGCAACAGATCACCCTGCCTATTCGATACTGTGCCGCCGACCCAATTCAGAAATGACACCGTCACGCTTTATGTTGATGGTAGTCGCCAGTATTTGCCTGCGCGGGAACGCCTTCATTGAGAAGAAATTCATCGCAAATCGCCTGGTTTCTCTGGTGCCCTTGCTGCCGCAAAACATGGTGGTTAAACGCCTTGAAACCGGGGCGCTGGAATACAAATACACTGAAAACGGAAGAGAGCGAGTGATTCCGGTAAAAAACATCATGCACATTCGCGGTTTCGGTCTGGATGGTGTTTGCGGCATGATGCCTATGAAGACTGGCCGGGATGTTATTGGCGCAGCGATGGCGGTTGAAGAGTCTGCCGCAAAGATATTTGAACAAGGTCTTCAGAGTTCTGGTTTTCTCTCGTCTGATAATGCGTTGAATGATGACCAACGTGAAAGGCTTCGTGGCTACATGGCTGCATTTACCGGCTCAAAAAATGCCGGGAAGATAATGGTACTTGAAGGCGGGTTAAAGTATCAGGGCGTCACGATGAATCCGGAAGATGCTCAGATGTTGGAAAGTCGCTCTTTCAGTATTGAAGAGATTTGCCGCTGGTTTCGCGTACCTCCCTATATGGTCGGACATACCACGAAGCAAAGCAGTTGGGCGTCAAGCCTGGAAGGGATGAACCTTCTGTTTCTGACGCACACCCTTCGCCCGCTTCTGGTCAATATCGAGCAGGAGATAGGACGCTGCCTGCTGGACAGCGATGATGAGGTGTTCGCGGAGTTCTCAGTGGAAGGGCTGCTACGCGCCGACAGCGCGGGGCGTGCTGCTTACTATACCAGCGCACTGCAGAACGGCTGGATGTCACGCAATGATGTTCGCCGTCTTGAGAACATGCCGCCGATTGAAGGGGGCGATATTTACACCGTTCAGCTCAACCTGACGCAACTGAAAAATCTTGAAAGCAGCAACCCTGCTGTTCAGGCGCTGGCTCTGCGAGAGCTGCACAACCACGTGTTTCCCGATATTTCCTTTGAACAATCTCCGCTGAAACAAGCCGCTTAGGAGCACTTTCCTGATGAGCAAGAAACAACTTCCGGTAGCGCCGGCGGGTCGCCCCTGCGCGCGCATTACCTGTGAAACATTACCGTCAGCACTGGACCGCTGGGACGGCGGGATAAAAGCGGCGGCCACTGACGATAACAGTATTTCTGTTTTTGATGTTATCGGGCAGGACTACTGGGGAGAAGGGGTAACAGCCAAACGCATTGCCGGTGCGCTTCGGGCGATGAACGGCGCCGACGTTACGGTGAATATCAATTCACCTGGTGGTGACATGTTTGAAGGTCTGGCTATTTATAACCTTCTCCGCGAATACGAAGGCCGTGTAACGGTGAAGGTACTGGGCATTGCCGCCAGTGCTGCCTCGATAATTGCGATGGCCGGGGATGATATTCAGATTGGCCGAGGTGCCTTCCTGATGATTCACAATTGCTGGGTATACGCAATGGGAAACCGCCATGACTTTGCTGAGCTGGCACAGTCACTGGAGCCATTCGATACCGCAATGGCTGATATTTACGCGGCTCGTTCCGGACTTGATATGGCTGTCGTTCAGAAACTGATGGACGCCGAAAGTTATATCGGTGGCAGTGATGCTGTGGCGAAGGGGCTGGCAGACAGCCTGCTTTCTGCTGATGCGGTCAGCGATGGCGACGAATCACCTGCAGCTGCGCTTCGCAAACTTGATGCATTGCTGGCCAAGTCCAACACCCCGCGCTCAGAGCGCAGAAAACTCATTAAAGCCTTATCCGGTGGCATGCCTGGCGCTGTCACCACCAACGACGGTACGCCGGGCGCTGCCGAAGACATCAAACCTGAAACCATTAATTCACTTGAAAACGCCCTTGCAGCGTTCGTCAAATAAGGACCTTTTATGTCTGAAGTAAACGATATTCTGAAAAAAGTCACTGCCAGCATTGAAGAAGCAACTGGCAAGTTCAATGCGAAAGCAGAAGAAGCAGTCAAAGAGGCGCAGAAATCCGGCAAGCTATCAGAAGAAACGAAGGCAGCCGTTGATAAAATGGCTTCTGAGTTTAACGCCCTGCGCGAAGCAGAAAAAACGCTGAAGGCAGCAATGGGCGAACTGGAGCAACACGTTGCCCAGATGCCGCTTGCTAACGCAAAGCATGTTGTCGAGTCAGTCGGGCAGCAGGTGATCTGTGCTGAAGCGCTGAAAACCTTTGCTGCTGGTGTTGAAGGTGGAAAACGCATCAGTATCCCTGTGAAGGCTGCTTTGACTTCTGCGGATGTTCCTGATGGTGTGGTGGAGCCTCAGCGTCTGCCTGGTATTGATACGGCACCGAAGCAGCGCCTGTTCATCCGTGACCTTATTGCACCAGGCCGTACTTCCTCCCCGGCTATTTTCTGGGTGCAGCAGACAGGCTTTACCAACAACGCGAAGGTGGTTCCTGAGAATACTCAGAAACCATACAGCGAAATTGAATTTACGCCGAAAATCACTGGCGTCAGTACCATCGCCCACCTGTTCAAAGCATCAAAGCAGATCCTGGATGACTTCGCGCAGCTGCAGTCTACCGTTGATGCCGAGATGCGCTACGGACTGAAGTATGCGGAAGAGCAGGAAATTCTCTTCGGTGACGGTACTGGTGTGCATCTGCATGGCATCGTTCCTCAGGCGTCAGCGTTTAACCCTGCATTCACTGTTGAGCAGCAGAGCGGTATTGACGATCTACGTCTGGCAATGCTGCAGGCACAGTTGGCGCGTTTCCCGGCATCTGGTCACGTCCTTCACTTCATTGACTGGGCGCGGATCGAACTGACCAAAGACAGCCTTGGACGCTACATTCTGGCTAACCCTGCGGCGCTGACTGGTCCCACTCTGTGGGGGTTGCCGGTTGTTGCTACGGAAGCAGCAGCCTTCCAGGGGAAATTCCTGACCGGTGCATTTAATGCTGGCGCGCAAATCTTCGACCGCGAAGATGCTAACGTGGTTATCTCCACGGAGAACGCCGACGACTTCGAGAAAAACATGATCACAATTCGTTGCGAAGAACGTCTGGCGCTGGCTGTTAAACGTCCTGAAGCGTTCGTGTACGGATCATTCAGCACCGGCGCAGGCAGCTGATAATTACGGCGGCCTTCGGGCCGCTTTTTCATAGTGAAGGAATGGCAATGTTAGATATCGGAATTGTTAAAGAGCACTGTCGCGTTGATTCCGATTTTACCGGCGATGATGCTCTGCTGAATTTATATACGGGCGCGGCAGCGCGATATGTCGAGACCTGGACCCGGCGAAAGTTGTATGAGTCGGAAGAAAGCCCTGGCTACGCAGAAGATGCAGATTCAATTCTGCCTGGTGGTGATGTGAAGGCGGCAATGCTGCTGCTTATTGGTCACTGGTATGCAAATCGCGAAACGGTTTCCGTTGGCCAGACTGTGGCAGAAGTTCCTTTCGCCGTTGAGGCATTGCTTCAGCCATATCGAATTTACGGGGTGTAATGATGGCCTGTTCCGGGTGCGCGAAGCGGCGCGAATGGGTAAAAAAGTGGACGAAAATAGCCTATGAACGAGCAACTGGTAAACGCGCTGATAGCAGCGCTGAGAGAACAAACAGTAGCACAGCGAGAGCAGACGGAAGCGATAAACAGCCTGGCTGAGTCTAACGTCGCCCTGTCCGATGTGATTATCCAGTCGCTTGCCGGCGATCTCGATGAGGCGCCAGAGCAGCAAACCTATCTGAGCGGGAAACCCAGGGGGTGATATGCAGGCCGGAAAATTGCGTCACAGGATCACCCTGCAGGAACCGGTCAAAGAACAGAACCCGACAACGGGAGCCGTGATTAATACCTGGCGCGATGTTGCAACCATTTGGGCCGAAGTCGCACCTTTATCCGCACGTGAGTTTATCGCCGCCCAGGCCTCTCAGGGCGAAGTTACCACCCGGATAACGATTCGTTACCGTGAGGGCGTCACCCGCAAACATCGGATCCTGTTTCGTGGACGCATCTACAACATTGAGTGCGTTTTACCTGACCCCCGGAGCGGCAGGGAATACCTGACACTGCCATGTTCAGAGGGGGCTAACGATGGCTGATGGCGTAGAAGTAAACCTGACCGGCCTCGATTCCGTCCTGGGGAAACTGGATGCCGTCTCACAGGTCACTCGCGATAAATCCGGTCGTGCAGCGCTGCGTAAAGCGGCAAACGTCATCAGGGACAGAGCGCGCAATAATGCCGCGCGGGTTGATGATCCTCTCACCAAAGAGGCTATCTACAAAAACATTGTGGTCAGTTTCAGCAGCAAGGCATTTCGCAGAACCGGCGATCCAACGTTTCGTGTCGGGGTGATGGGCGGCGCCAGGCAATACGCCAATACAAAGGCCAACGTCCGAAAAGGCAGGGCGGGTAAAAGTTTTAACACTGCCGGAGATAAAGGTAATCCCGGCGGGGATACCTGGTACTGGCGATTCCTGGAGTTCGGCACAGAGCACGCAGCAGCAAAGCCTGTTTTGCGGCCGGCGATCAATGGTGTTGATACCGACGTAATAAATACTTTCGCAGCGGAGCTGGAAAAGTCCATTGATCGGGCTGTGCGACGGGCGGCTAAAAAAGGAACTCCGGTATGATTGCTCCAATATTTGCAGTTTGCGCAGCCAGCCAGGCAGTCATGGATTTGTTAGGTTCTAATCCCGTGCGGCTTTATCCGTTCGGTATGCAGGACGATAATATCGTTTATCCCTATGCAGTCTGGCAAAACATAGGCGGCTCACCTGAAAATTTTCTGAACCAGCGGCCAGATGCGGATCGCTATTCTCTGCAGGTTGATGTCTATGGCGATACTGACACCGACGTGATCGCTGCAGCCCGTGCTTTACGCGACGCAATTGAGGGCAAGGCCTATATCACCCGATGGGGTGAACAAAGCCGCGATCCTGAAACAATGCGATACCGCTATTCCTTCGATGTTGACTGGATAACGACCAGATAACCAACAACCCAAAACTGACCCGCCTTGTGCGGGTTTTTCTTTTATGGAGACAAAACATGTCTGTATTAACGCAAGGCACGCAGTTTTTTGTGCTCAAGTCTGGCGTGGTCAGCGAGGTTGAATGCATCACCAGTTTCAACCCCGGAGGGAACCCTGCCGATCAGATTGAAGATACCTGTCTGAGTGAGCGGGATTCCAGAACCTACAAAAAGGGGCTTAAAACGCCTGCGGCCGCAACCGTCGGGCTTAACGCTGATCCGACGAACGCCAGCCACATTATGTTGCATGGCCTCGCTGAAGCGAATGACCAGACGCCGTTAACTTTTGCGGTTGGCTGGTCAGATGGAACCAGTGTCCCGACAGCCGCCGCTTCTGGCGCTGAGGATACTGTTGATGGCCTGGTACTGCCATCGGATCGCACCTGGTTCATTTTCCAGGGTTACGTTTCCGATTTCCCGTTTGATTTCCAGGGTAACGCTGTTGTGACGACCTCCGCCACGATCCAGCGGTCTGGCTCTTCCGTATGGGTGCCCAAGGCCGCAGCGTAATTAATATGCCCGGTTATCCGGGCTTTTCTATTCAGGAGCTGAAATGCAACTTACTCTCGATACGTTAAAAGAAACCGGTGCTTTTACCGGGCGTCCCGTGGAAAAAGAAATTAAGTGGAAAGGCCGTGACGGGAAAGAGCATATCGCAACCGTCTATGTGCGCCCGATGGGCTACCACACCACTAAAGCTGAACTGCTGGCGTACAACGGGAAATCGGACCCGATTGCTGAGCGCATTGCGGCGCATATTTGCGATCAGGACGGAGCCCCAGTGTTTACCGCGGCTGACATTCTTGGAACTGCTACCCCGGAGCGTGGGGCGTTGGACGGCCCAATCGTTATGGCCCTGCTGGCTGCAATTCATGATGTAAATGAACTGGGAAAGACTACGAGCTAACCGGCGAGGATGAATTCTGGTGCGAACTGGTGATGAACGGCATCGGCGGCCGCACCATCGCAGAGGCTCAGGAGCGGATGAGTCGCAGGGAATTTCTGGTTTGGCTCAAGTACCGTGAGAAGTACGGACCGCTCAATATCATGATGCGTACCGAGTGGGGGGCTTCGCTGGTGGCTTCTGTCTTGGCTAACATCAATAAGGCAAAGAACACGCCGCCGTTCAAGGTAAGTGACTTTGCACCGCACATCAACGAAGCGCCATTATCTCTGGAAGAGGCCATGAAAGCCTGGAACTAATTATTGTTTTTGCCTTTAAAAAAATCCTGCTACCCTTTTGGTAACTATTATCACGAGGGAATGATATGAAGAGTTCAGGGCAGCTGTTATCGCTGGCAGGTATAATTCTCGCGGTGTACTCATTGTTCTTTATGGATGTGAGTGTTGAGGTTGGCGATGGTACAAGAGTTAATAATATTGGGCTAATGGCTCAACAGCAAAACTATTTATTAGTTGCGGTTGTTCTTTTTCTTGCTGGTATCTTCATTTCTTTCTCAGGAAGAAAGAAGTCATTACAAGAAGTAGATTTCACTAAAATAGAATCTTTATCATCATATGACTTTGTTTCTTTGAAAGATGGTGAACCATGCCTTAATATCTTGGCTGTAGACAATCTTGCAATGATGTTTTTAAAAAAACATGGTTCAAGTAGTGTTAATGATATCCTTTTCATGAATATGCCTTTAATCGATAGGTTAGAACAAGGTCTCCCTGAATCACTAAGGAAAGATTTTAAATCTACCCTTAAAAGGAGGTTAAAGGACAATTGTTAAAATAACGCCCGCTAAAAGCGGGCTTTTTTTCACTTGGAGAATTTATGGCTGGCAAGTCACTGGGAACTCTGACTATCGACTTGGTTGCAAAAGTTGGTGGATTTGTTTCAGGGATGGATAAAGCTGAGCGTGCATCAGCCAAGTGGAGCAAGCAGGTACAAGATGATGTGGCAAAATCCAGTGCTGCACTAGCAGGTATAGGGGCAGCAGCTATTGCAGCTGGGTTGGCTGTTGGCGCATCCGGCTTTCAATTACTGAAATCCACATCTAGGCAAATAGCAGAAACTGACCGCTGGGCTAAATCATTACAATTATCTACCCAGGAACTACTTGCTTGGCAGTTTGCAGCTGAAAAGGCTGGTGTCTCCGGTGACCAAATGGCTGATATCTTCAAGGATATTGGTGATAAAATTGGTGAAGCGGTATTAAATAAATCAGGTGAAGCTGTTGATGCGCTCAACGCTCTTGGATTATCTGCGGAAAAACTATCAAAAGTCAGTCCAGATAAACAATTGCTCGCTATCGGTGAATCTTTGGGGAAAATTAGTACTAATGCCGAGAAGACCACCATTCTTGAAAGTTTGGGTAACGACCTTTCAAAATTGCTTCCTTTGTTTGATAACAATAACCAAAAACTCAAACAGTTTATTGACCTTGCTAAAGATTATGGTGTTGCTCCTGATCCATCCTCTATTGATGATTTAGTAAAGGTTAACCAACTTTTTGAAGATATGGAGGCTCAGGTTGCAGGGCTCAAAATTGAGATTGCAGCCGGATTGGCAAAAGTTGATCTAACTCCTTTGCAGGGCTCACTTGATAAGCTTCATGACGTACTGACTGACCCCTTGGTTCTTCAAGGTATTTCTGATCTTGTATCGGAAGTCGCTCAACTTGCTGGATGGCTTGTAAAAGCAGCTGCAGGAGCGGGCCAACTAGCAGCCAGCACAGGAAACCGTTTTGCGGCGCTTAGTGGTAAGATCGACCTAACAAATATAGACCAAGTTAATGAACGTATTGAATATCTGCAAAAAATCCTTGAAGGGAAAAAAGGTTTCTACTCTCAAAGTGAGTCAATGTTTGGTTGGATTACAGGGGTAGATGACAGCGCTAAAGCACTAAACGATGAACTGCAATCCCTTATAGAAACTAGAGATAAATTTTCTAAAGCTAGCAAATCGGTGCTACCCCTTCAGGTAGCCACTGTGGGAACGGACAACCCATTTTCTTTACCTCCTGGTGGTACGAACGGAAAACCTGTTAAAACACCAACAAGTAAAACAGAAAATGCTTTTAACAGCAGATTGCTTGATCTACAAAAACAAGCTGCTCTCATTGAAACTACTGGTAAAAAAACAGCTGAGGTTACAGAACTCGAAAAAATTAATTTTGATATTACCAGTGGCAATCTTAAAAAATTGTCAGAAGCTCAAAAAGAGCAGATTCGAACTGCTGCAAAAGTCCTGGATTCTAAAAAGGAAGAGCTTAGGCTTAATCAGGAAAATGCCAGGGTTGCTGAATATGTTTCCGGTTTAGAAAAGCAGAATAAGTTAGTACGACAGGGATTTGATAATCAAATTGTTGGCCGTTATTCTGGAAGCCGTGAGCGTTCACGCATGCAGGATAATAATGATATACAGCAGGACTTTTCTTCTCGACAGGATGACCTATTAAATCAGCTCCAATCTGGAGATATAGACCAAAGTCTTTACGATAAAAAGAAAGAAGCATTACAGAATTCTCTTGATGAGAGACTTAAGATACAGGAGGAATATTATAAAAAGCAGGATGAGTTGCAAAATGATGGTGCTGCTGGTTTTATATCCGGACTAGCAACGCAAATAGAAGCATCAATGGATTTATACACCAACATGCAACAGGTTGGTGCACAGGCATTTAGCACCTTAACGGATATGATTATTAACTGGGCAGAAACCGGAAAGTTAAATGTTAAAGATTTTGCTGCGACGTTTCTGCAATCTGTTGGTAGCACACTTCTTTCTTATGCTGCTGCCCAAGTTGCAATGGCGGGTCTGCAGGCCTTTACAGCAATGATCGGCGTGCCGTTTGTAGGCCCCGAAATAGCAGGACCGGCAGCAATAGCCGCAACTGCGGCGGCTGGAGTGCTGGCGATAGGAGTCGGTACAGCCCTGCAGGGCCAGGCTCACGACGGTATCGACTCTGTACCAGAAACAGGAACCTGGCTCCTGCAGAAAGGTGAGCGCGTTACGACTGCTAAAACCAGCGCAAAACTTGATGCCACTCTGGATCGAGTAGCAAACCAGTCAACAGGGGGGGCAACCTATGCGCCGAGTATGAGTTTCTATGTCAACGGCGATCCCTCTGATGCTCAAATCGCCATGATGAAGAAAGCTGCATCCGATGGGGCTCAGATGGGGTATCAAAAAGCGGTTCAGTCTATTGCTACCGGGCAGGGTGATTTACATAGAGCTCTGATGGGGAAAACTACCTCGGGGAGGAAAATTAGCTGATGGCAATTTCAACTAATCTCAATTACCCGAAGGATTATCTCCCTTGCCCATTGAAGGAGAACTTTGGTCTTAAAGCGACTTCTCCGCTAAAAAGTACAGCGATGGTTACCGGCAGGCGGCGACAAAGGCGAGCTTATACTTCGGTTCCTACTCAAACGCCAGTTTCATGGATCTTTACTGATGGTCAGGCACAGCTTTTCGAAGCCTGGTACCGAGACATCATTACCGATGGGGCTGACTGGTTCAACATGCCGCTCCTTACCCCTTTAGGTGCGCAAGATTATGTCTGTAGGTTTGTCGATATATACGAGGGACCGACACCAGAGGGCGGTAAATACTGGCGATATAGTGCAACGCTGGAATTATGGGAGCGTCCAATCCTTCCGCCTGGCTGGGCCGAGTTCCCTGACTTCATTGTGAACAGCGATATTCTTGATCTTGCCGTTAACAGGGAGTGGCCTGAAGCATGACAAGACTTAACAGGCTCTATGCCAGCAGCGGGCCGGAGGTGATCATTGAAACACTGCAGATCACCGTTGGCTCAGATGTTCACTACCTGTGCCAGGGGTACGAGGATATTACGGCGACGACAGAGAGTGGCGATACCGTAACGTTTACCGCCTGTGCGATTGACATTGCGCTGCCGGCGCGCAACGCGGACGGTACCCAAGATTTGAAATTCGCCCTGTGCAATGTTGATGGTGTTGTGTCCACGACGATCCGCAATGCCCTGGCTAACAGGTTGTCTGCATCGCTGACATACCGCAGTTTTATCTCCACGGATTTAGCCGCGCCTGCGGCGGTACCGTATACGCTGAAAATCAAGTCGGGTTACTGGACGGCAACAGAGGTTCAGATCACTGCGGGCTATATGAATGTCCTCGATATGGCCTGGCCGCGTTACCGCTACACGCTCCCTGTCTTCCCCGGACTACGTTATATCAGCTAAGGAATCCATCATGTTTAACCCTGATAAATACCTTTCAGTCACCTGGCTGAAGGGCGGGCGCTCATGGCCGGATCTCGACTGCTTTGGCATTGTGAACGAGATACGCCGCGATTTGGGCTTGCCTCTCTGGCCTGATTTTGCCGGGGTCACGAAAGACGACGGCGGCCTCGACCGGGAGGCGCGTCAAATGATGCTTACCCTGGAGCGCTGCGACCCCTGCGAAGGGGCTGGCGTAGCTTGCTATTCCGGCTCAGCCGTCACCCATGTGGGGATTGTCGTCAGTATTGATGGCCTGCTGCATGTGGCGGAATGCAATCCAGGCTCTAACGTAACGTTTCTTCCGTTAGCGCGGTTTAAGCGGCGATTTGTCAAAGTGGAGTTCTGGCAATGACCATTCGTTTTTACCCGTCCCGGCTTCCCGGTGAACCTCTCGAAACGCATGAGCATGGCGTAACCAGCCTTCGAAACTGGCTGGCGGTGAATGTTGAAGGTTACGAGGATCGGGATGTACCGCCGTTAACCATTGAGGTTGACGGTCTGTCCATTCCGCCAGGCGAGTGGGCTACTTGCGTGATCCACCCTGAAAGTGATGTCCGGCTTTATCCGGTGCCCTTCGGGCTGGAGGCCGCCACCATCGCGTGGATAGGTGTCGGCATCTCCGTTGCTGCAGCAGCTTATTCGCTTTTTATGATGAGCAGTTTCGATACGGGGGGCTATACCTCATCCACAGGGCGCAGTCTCGACCTGAACCCGGCGAAGGCAAATACCGCAAAGCTGGGTGATCCGATTCGCGAGGTGTTTGGCCGGGTGCGTATCTACCCTGATTATGTGGTCCAGCCTGTGACCCGGTTCGACGCTGCTGATCCTACGAAAATGCGCGTTCAGATGCTGCTGTGTCTCGGTGTCGGTGAACTGATTTATACCAATGGTGATATCCGGGTTGGCAGTACGCCAGCTTCAACGCTGCCGGGATTCAGCATCACCTATTTTCCGCCCGGCGCGGATGTTTCCGGCGATGAGCGCAGCGAGAACTGGTTCAACTCGACAGAGGTTGGTGGAACATCAAGCGGAACAGGGCTGGACATGGCCCAGACCTCGCCTGATTCCGACGATATTATCGCTGACAGTATGACGGTTTCTGGTGCATCCGTAACCTTTACAGGTCTTGATACGGATGATGCTGACGATGACGACGAGGATGATAATTCTCTCCCGGACAGCTGGGTAACGGGGGCCATAGTAGAAATTAAGGCGCCGACAAATTATCTGATCTCCACCTCTTCTGGTTACAGTGTTTTTGCCAGCTCGTTGCTTACCGAACTTGCTCCCGTAGCGGGTATGCCGGTGACGCTGAGTTTCAACAGTGTCGATTACGACCTCGTCATTGCGTCCTATACCCCGGGTCAGGAGGCGGTGCCTGGCGAGGGTGGCAGTCCAGCAAAAATTCAGGCCAGTGCGGCTCCCGTCACCTACGATTTTTCGACCAGCTCCAGTACGTTCATGATCACATGGCAGGGCACCACCTATACGGTGTCGCTGGTAGCGAACTACATCTCGATGTCGGGACTGCTGGCGGCTATCACTGAGGGGCTCACCGGCTCCGGCCTGGTCGCGCGGGACAACGGCGGTACCGTACTGATAACCGAGGCGGCCAGTCCTTACGTGGGTGGGGCAATCACATCTTCCTCGCTGCCTGCAGCCGTTTTCGGTGATGCCCCGGTTTACACCTCCGGTACGGCATCAACCGGCGGCAGCCCGGCGGTAACGGCAAACGTGACGCTTGCGTATAACAGCACTACGGGAACGGCTTTCTCCGGCATGCCGGAGGGGGTACAACGGCTTTCACTTGCTCACCGCGGGAATGAGTACCAGATCGTCTCTGCCGACGGCACAACGGCAACAGTGGCGCGCCTGGTTAATGGGTCCGTTGATGAGTCGTGGCCGGGATTCACCGCCAGGACGATGATCGACTATGAGGCCACTGGTCTTAACGACACGCTGAGCTGGCTGGGGCCGTTCCTGGTTTGCCCTGAAAATGAGACCGTCGATATGTTCGAGGTGAATTTCTCTTTCCCGAACGGTATCTGCGGCTTTGACAGTAAGGGCAAAAAACGGATTCGCCACGTTGAGTGGGAGATACAGTATCGCGTCTACGGTTCCGGATCGGGGTGGGTGAGTCACCAGGGCGAGTACGCGCTGAAAAACATCAACGGGTTAGGTTTCACTGAGCGGATCACGCTCAGTTCTCCGGGACTTGTAGAGGTTCGATGCCGTCGGCGCAATGAGCAGGGCTCAAACAACGCCAGGGATTCGATGTACTGGCAGGCACTGCGCGGGCGACTGCTGACGCGCCCTTCATCCTATCCCGATGTGTCGCTGATGGCGGTGACCGTTGAGACGGGCGGGAAGCTGGCGGCGCAGTCAGACCGCCGCGTAAACGTTGTGGCAACGCGGTCCTATGACTCAGGAACGGCCAGAACCATTTCGGGGGCGCTGCTGCATGTCGGGAGCTCGCTGGGGCTGGAGATGGACGTCGATACCATCAACGCGCTGGAGTCCGCGTACTGGACGCCACGGGGCGAAAATTTCGATTTCGCCACCGGCGACAGTATCTCGGCTCTGGAAATGCTGCAGATGATAGCCAGTGCCGGGAAATCCCGTTTCCTGTTAAGCAATGGCCTGGCGACGGTCAACCGCGAGGGGATTAAGCCCTGGACGGGGATCATAACGCCGCATGAGATGGTGGAGGAGCTGCAGAGCGGATTTACCGTGCCGTCCGACGATGATTTTGATGGTGTCGACGTGACGTACATCAACGGCGTCACCTGGGCGGAGGAGACTGTTAAATGTCGGACACCCGATAATCCCACACCGGTGAAAATCGAGAACTACAAACTCGATGGGGTACTTTCTCAGGATCACGCCTACCAGATCGGCATGCGGCGCCTGATGAAATACCTGCAGCAGCGGGTGACGTTCCAGACCACCACCGAGCTGGACGCGCTGTGCTACAACCTGGGTGATCGCATCGTGCTCACGGATGATATTCCGGGGAACAACACGATTTCCTGTCTGGTGGAGGCGATGACAACGGCTGGTGGGGTGACAACCTTCACCGTTACGGAGCCGCTGGACTGGTCTTTCGAAAACCCCCGTGCGCTGATCCGCTATCAGGATGGCTCTGCATCCGGTCTGATGGTGGCGAGTAGAGTGGGGGATTATCAGTTGTCCGTTCCCCATCTGAGTGATTTTGATGACACATTGAAGATTGACCAGACTTCACCAGCCATTGAGCCAGTCCGCCTGGTGTTCTGCGGCTCAACGCGTCATGTCTATGACGCCATTGTTGAGGAGATTGCCCCACAATCAGACGGGACGTGTCAGGTTACCGCCAAAGAGTACCGCGCATCCTTCTACGACTACGACAACGCCAGTTATCCCGGCGACATTGCATAAAACAGAAATAACTCTCAACAACCCGCTTCGGCGGGTTTTTTTGTTATAGGGCGACTATGAGCACATATAAAACCGGCAATCCGCTGGGTTCGGCGGCTGTAAAAGATTTGTTTGATAACGCTGAGAATCTCGACTTTGCACTTAACAGCCTGACCGCCTTAATCTGGATCGATCGTCTGGGCAAAACGCGCCCCTCCTTCTTCGGAATGGAGTCGGCATTTGTCACACAGATTAACAGCCAACAAAGTCAGTTTGTTGCGATGCTTGAATCGCAGGGACAATTATTCAACAACCAGATTGGTTCACAGCACGATCAATTCACCGCTCAAATTACGGGGCAAAGGGGTGAGTTTAACGATCTGCTGGCATCCTCTGGCTATTCATGGCTGGCTGACTATATTGATGGTCCCGTAACGTTTACTAATCGTAGTCAGGTGACAGTCTATAATGGCGTAGCATATCGACTCGCTGCCAGCACGCCTCTTGGATTCACGACAACCGGGACTACTGCTGAGAGTTGGGCAATTGATTCTCAAAATATGGTTGCTATTGGTGACAATGATATCCGTCAACAGGTCCAGTACCAGTTCGGACAGTGGCTTCCCTCTGCTGTATCAATTTTTAATATGACAGCAGATTACAGCTCTATTCGGGTGCGTGGGTTTTATTCAGCTAATGACGGGGGAGAGGGCACATGGATTACTACTGGCGTCATAGATCTGTCTCGCGCAGGAACCCACGTCATCACCGAGGCAAAAATATATAACGCAAATGGTATTGAATATCAGCTTCAGGTCGGAGTTGGTATGGGTATCATTAGCCCAAAAGCGAACGGGGCGAAAGAGGCCGCTGATTTTGATGAGACCCAGCTCGATACTGACGATTTTGTTTGTTTAGGCCAGGCCATTAACGGCATTATTAGCTCAATGCCACTGTGGATGCAGACCGGTAATAACATAAACACGCAAACCACCTACGCCAATATCACATTTAACATATCGTCCGGTATCTGGAGAATTGGCAAGGAGGCTGCGAAATTACGTTCTAATGTTGAGTACAACCTCGGTAACTCAACAATTTATGTCAGGGCGAGTGCATCCAGAAAATTCCAAGTTACGGGAAAATATCTCAACGGATTTGAGCACGCGATAGAGGATATTGAGGATGTATATCTGGCTCTGGGGGAAAAACTGTACTGGGAGTCTGTCAGTTTAGGGTTTACGAAAACTCATGGCGGTAAAATTATTGGCGACCATTTCCCGGGGACGCTTGATGCAGAGTGTACTGCTGGTATCGGTATTCTTGCCCTGAATCCGTGGTATTGCGCATTCGCGGATACCAGGATCGAGGGGTTCCGCGTAAATCTCGTCGGGATGCAGTGTCGAATTGACGAGGATGGCGTAATGTCCAGCGACATAATCCCGTACAAATCCACTGTCCTCCCCGAGAAAATAGGCAATTTCTACGGTTGTACATTCAACAATATGTATGTCAGTACCGCGCGGTATTGTTGCGTTCGCCTGCATATTGACTGGTGCCAGTGGATAGGTGGGACGATTTCTAATAATGGGCTCTGGGCTAGTTCACCAAGCGGCCAGCAGTGCGACTACTATTTAATCGAAACAGGGCATGGGTTTCATTGTTCAGGCGCGTACCTTAGTATCCCGGCGTACAACCCGACGGAGCGTAAACCGAACAAGTCCGTTATCGCTACAGGCGCTCGTGGTTCCGTCTATTCGGCCTGTTATATGGAAGATACCCCGTCCTACGTCACGATCCTGAATAAGTGGTGGAACGATGGCAACGAGAAGGGCTTCGGCTTAAATATCGACTGTATCGGGTCGCAGTATCGTCCTGACCGCACGTATAAATTCCTCACATTTGAGGATGGTGCGTTTGGTTATTACGACGAAAACGAAAACTGGGTTCCTCCGGCAGGCTACGGCTCGTACCCGTCAACGAACGGCATCGATTTTGTGCGATTTGGTAGCCCGACGCACGATGCAGGTGCATTCCCTCATGGTGGATTTGACTTCAAATACGGCACCTATGGTGTGATGTACTCCACCGACAGTACCTATGTGAATCCTCCAGATGTGGACAGCATGCGCGGCCACAAGACCACTAAGGAGATGTTTTCTCCGTATGGGCTGATGGCAGCGAACGGCATCCTGCAGCTGCCGGTGCTGTCGCCTGCGCTGCACAGCAATATTTGCATCTGGTATAAAGACCTGACCGGAAGTTTTGACCTGAATAACGTCGTTCTATGGCAGGCGGCAAATATTGACCAGCTAACCACGGACGCTGATTACAATTACAACCTGTTTATCGCCAAAGCCGAAATGGCAATCGATTTTGGTAATGGCTACAAAATGGCGATCGTCCAGAACCTGAAATGGAATAATAATGATGGTGTAGGTTCAGCGGGTAGCCAGCAGTCGCTGCAGTTCACTATCCCTGATACCACTCCAATTATCCTGAAGGCTGTTCAGGCTTTCACAGGTGGTATTCCGGTATTTCCTGTCGGGCTGGATTATCGTCCTGAGACGTCAGATTTGTGTGTGTGGGGTCACGTCAATCCAAATAACGGGTTCAAATATAACCTTTTTAAAAAGGTTGGCGGCGGGATTTTTATGCCGGAGGATGTTATCTACCCGTGGACAGCGCACCAGCGCGCAAACCCGGATTACAAGTTCGCGACAACTGTATATGAGGACTACGGCTACACCAACCTGCCGCTGATAATCAAAGGTGGGAATAGTATTGGTGCGTATTTTGCCAAGGAATTCACTGTATCAATCGTTGCGGTTGATTCCACTAATGGCCGAACTACTGTAGACGTGCCCGCCGCCTACAAGCCGTATGTGTTCATGGGTGTCCCTCTGAATGTCACCGGTGGTTCTTCTACCGGATATACGGGAGAAGTGCGCATTCATAAGCGCAACCTCAAAACTGATGGAACTCTTAGCGGACAATACGTCCTCGATACTGTTGTCGGTGCTGTTGGAGATACTCTGAATATCAACCAGCGAACGCTCACAGCGCGGACTTATCGTCGTGACTATACCGCAGACGCTTTGACAGCAAACGGCAGCTTTACCCTTCGTGGAACTACAATGCGCTTCGGGTATAACGCAGGGGCGACAGGCACGAGAGCGGTTGAGTTTTATGTCGGCGGGGCAACTACTAAATCTGCTGATATAACCGCATACGGGACCTCAATCGGTCTTAATGCCTCGGCCCTTGTCTTTGGGGGGAACATTGGCTTCAGTGCGACAAATACCTGGGATATAGGCTCCGCGGGTAATACCGTTAAAAATATCTACTCCCAGAACGCGGTAACTGTCGTTTCAGACCGCAGGCACAAACCCGTGCAGGAGGTAATACCTGATAACATCCTTGATATTTGGGGAACAATCAGTATCAAGCGATTTAAATACGACTGGGCTATTGCTGGGAAAGGTGAAGATGGTGCGCGCTGGCATGTTGGCTACATTGCTCAGGACATTATTGAAGCATTCGAAGCCGCAGGGGAAGACGCTACCGAGTGGGGGTTGCTGGTTTACAACGAATGGGATGCTCAGCCAGAACAGATAGAGTCATGGGATGACGAGTACGAAACCGTTCCGGCGCAGTACGATGAGCAGGGGGTTAAGATCTCTGATGAGATGCAGGTCCTTGTGCGCCCGGCAGGATCGCGAGTTACCAAAGAAGCGATACCAGCAGGAAGCGAATGGCGCCTAGTTATGGATGAGTGCAACGCGATGGAGAACGCCTATCAGCGCTGGAAACTTGAGCGCATAGAGGCGGCGCTTTAGCTGTTGCAGAAGTAGCTACATTGCCCGGAAATGGATGCCCGGGCCGGTAGCAGCAGTAATCAGCACGGAAGTGAAGATCATTTACAAATGTTGCCCGGTCGGTTCCGCTTGATCTCTACAATCAATAAAACTACTGTATATAAATACAGTTTTTACTTCGTTAACGCGCTTCGTCGGCGCGGCATCCACTTATCAGAGGTGGAAGCTAACTCCTGGATCGCACGTGAGCAGACGTATTTCGTCGACAAGACACCGGACCATAGCGAAAACAGGCTGTGGATGATGGCCAACATGGGGAGGGTTCTGTAATGGGCTTTCCATCACCCGCGACGGACTACACGGAACAGCGATTAACGGTTAACTCGATCTGCAATGTCGGGCCAAATACGCGTCTCTTCGAGCGATCAGGCGGTTACGTTGTGCTGGATATCTCCCTGAAGCCATCACAAGGTAGTCAGGTTCTGATCCAGCACGGCGGCGGGACGGAGCTTGCCACGCTGAGAGGAAAGTCACTGATTACCGAAGATGGAGAAGCGATCGAGGGCGAAGCCCTGGACGATGTAACTGTTATCGGGGTCGTGACGTTTACTATCTGCGATGTTAGCCAGGACAACGAGGTTGTTTAGTTGCAGTCAATTGATGGAAGATTTCGCGTGGCAGGGGTCTTGGGGCATGGTTGGGGCATGAGAAATCATTAAATTTCGCCAAATATTGCAAACAACACATGTTGATTGCTATCTCCAGCCAATGAAAATGGCGCTCCTGGACGATATTTGTCGATTTTTAAATTTACCGCGTCACGCAGTTAAAGTGGCGGGCGTACTCTTCAAGGCTGGTGATGCCAAGGCGCACCCATTTCGGGTGCGACCACTGGGGAAGCCCAATATAAATCATAGCGCGGCGAGGATCTCCTCGGTGCTGCGCACGTGCCAGGGAGAGTCGGCGGCCGCCGCCGGGTAATGACTGAAGAAGTGGTGGAGCGGTGCCGCAGGATGTTGAGTACGGGCGCAACCCGGCAGCAGGTAGCTGATGTAATAGGTGTAGACGTGAAAACAATCTACAAGTACCTCCCGGCGACTTGAAGACAAAGATTTCACTACTTTTCCTGATATGTTACGTTTGGCTTAATCAATTCATTCAGCTTTGAAAACAGTTTGGTTTGTTCGTGAACGGTAAGAAAACAATAAGTTTTGAACAATTTTTAACTATTAACAGCAATCTTGTTTCCATCTCAGATACATGGGCAGACTTGTGGGCGTTAATTTTTCACACAGGTTTAAGCGCTGGAAGGCTGCTGAGTATTCGATATGATGATATTGATGATGGCTTGATACTGATACGAAAACAGGGTCACCTGAAAGAGCTACGTGTTGAATCAACCCCTCCAGTGGAGGGGATCATTGCTCGTAGAAGAGAACGCTATCCAGAAGATGTTTTTTTATTTCAGAGCCATTCTAACCGTGTGAAGTACCAACGCAGGCCGGTCACTATAATTGCTTTCAACGCCGCTTTACGTCGCGCCGCTAGATCATTACCAGACGTTAACGTAAGCAGTAGTAGCGCGAGAAACATACCGGACTAAGCGCCTGTCCAGTAGCGTGTGGCCGATGTGACAGGCGTGGGAGTGAAGACGATTTACAAATATTTGCCAGTACAATACGGCGATAAAAAATCCCCTTGAGCAGGCACACTCAAGGGGAAAATACTACATAACATCATTGCTGTGTGCGTCTTTGCGCTCGTCTATCTTCCAAGAAGATGCCTAAAGCTTCCAGATATTTCTGGTCTGAGCAGTTAAAACATTGGGTCGGTAGCCGATGTAATAGGAGGGGGTGAAGACGATATAAATATTTCCCTGCTCAATGTTGCCAGTCGAATTGAGGCATCAATGCGTTACGTCAGCGCTGATCATTGATAGCCACTGCCAATATTGATCTGCTGCACACATGCATTTACTGTATTTATATACAGTAAGTTTGACAGGGGGAAGTATGCCGCGTTTATACGAAATCGAGACGGCCTGCCGTAAGGCAATAGATATCCTGCCTAACGGAAAGCGCATCCTCACCACCAGGCGATTTCTGCAGGAACTGGAGAGATATAACTGGCACTGGTCACCGCGGCAGGCTAACCAGTGGATAGAGCACTATGTGACGACATTCCGGGATGTCTCAACGCAGGAAGGCGATGAGCGCACGTTCCAGTTATACAACCCGAACGGAGGGCTATAACGTGGGATTTCCGTCGCCAGCAGCAGACTATGTAGAAGTACGACTGACCGTCGATAAACTCTGTGGTACCGGCCCAAATACTAGGCTCGTTCAGACAGAAACTGGTTACACCGTAGTCGATGTTTCCGGTAAACCAAAGCAAGGAGATACCGTTTTAATTCAATACGGCGGCGGCACTGATTTTGCAAAAATTATGGGTCGGGCATTTATTACACGAGACGGTGAAGCGCTGGAAGGTGAGTCCCTGGATGATGTTACAGTTGTCGGGGTAGTGACATTCGTTATCAATCGGACAGGGAAGGATGATGATGATTGTCCAGTGTTGTGA